TTGCTAGCCTTGGTTAGATCAATCATCATGTGCCGCCTTTGTTTACGTTGTTTGTTTCAGTGAGGTTATATTATCACACGCTCTATAGAATGCAAGCACTATCGTTAACAGAACTACTCAGTCACATTAGGCACAAAGGTTGACACTAGACACCAATGTGTGGTACTCGCGCACATCATGTAATAGATAGGTGCTTCATATACACTATGCCTTGGGTGTTGTCAAGTATCACGGGTCTACTCAGGTATAGCTGTAGGCACCCACATTGGCATACATATGTCAACTTCTGTGACTCAATCACCTAAGATAGTCACGGGTGTTGACACCACTGGCTACTTGTGCTACCTCTGTGCACCTTGGGCTACCATAGATCCTGAGGTGTGTCAAGGGTGTGACTCAAGCAGCCTCAATAGTCACGGGATGACTAAAGGCCTGATGGATTCGTATTGTGACTAAAGGGCCTGAGATAGTCACGGGTAGACTCAAGGGTCATCGGGTGACTAAAAGAGGGGGACGGGGCCGTGTGGCTTTCCTCAGTAAACTGTGGTAGGCGCTCAAGTTTACTAAAGAGTGAATCTGCTTTTTAGGAGCCCTTATGTAAACAAAAGTCAACAAAAGATTACACGGGAAATCACGGGAAAGCTAGAGGAGACACGGGAATGCGACTGAATCTTATTAAGCTTTAAGGGCTCTTATGTATACTTAAGCAATCTAAAGATAAAGGTTGACATCTGACTCTAAATATGTTATAATATACCTAAGTACTTAAGCAGCTTTAAGAGTCTTTTAGTTATTACTCTATGAAATATTAAAGAATATCCTAAACGACTCTTAAGACACTTAAGTAGACTATAGACTCAATCTCACTAAAGAGGTAATTGAATTGTCAACTAAAGACACAATAGCTAAGGTGCCTAAAAGGATGGGTAGACCTCCTAAAGCAGCCTTAAAGAAACCTAAAGGTATTATAGGTCGTCCTAAAGGCGATGCTACAATCATCAATGAATACAAAGCAAGGATGCTAGCTAGTCCTAAGTCAGCCAAAGTGCTTGATGCTATATTCGATGCAGCCTTAGATAATGATCATAAGAACCAAGCGTCAGCATGGAAGTTAGTCATGGATCGTGTAGCTCCTGTAGCAGCCTTTGAGAAAGAGATCATCAAGGGTGGCGGTAAGAACGCTATACAGATTAACATTACTGGTATTGGTGGGTCAGTAGACGTTGCCCAAGAGCCTCAAGACATAGACGATGCGGAGTACACTGTAGTATGAGTGATCTACGTATTGAACTTCTTGAATGGCAGAAGAAAGTCTGGGCAGATCCTAACCGCTTCATTGTGGTTGCTGCTGGACGCCGCTGTGGTAAGACACGGAAGGCAGCATGGAAGCTAATCGTAAAGGGTCTTGAGACATCACTACCAAACTCACATATCTTCTATGTTGCCCCTACTCAGGGTCAAGCACGAGACATCATGTGGAAGCTACTGTGTGAGCTAGGTGCTCCTGTAATCAGATCAGCACACATAAACAACATGCAAGTAACCTTAATCAATGGCACTACTATCTCACTCAAGGGTGCAGACAGACCAGACACCATGCGAGGGGTCAGCCTGTACTATCTAGTAATGGACGAGTATGGCGACATGAAGCCTGAGGTATTTGAGGAGGTCTTACGACCAGCCTTAGCTGACCAAAAGGGTGGTTGCTTATTCATCGGTACTCCTAAGGGACGTAACCACTTCTATGATCTATACAAGTATGCTGAGCTAGCTAATGATCCTCAGTACTCAGCCTATCACTTCACTTCCTACGATAATGAAACTTTAGATCCAGAAGAGATTGATTCAGCCAAGAAGTCTATGAGTACCCATGCTTTCCAACAGGAGTTCATGGCTAGCTTTAAGAACCAAGGCTCGGAGATGTTCAAAGAGGATTGGTTGAAGTTCGGAAGTAAGCCTATAGGGGACGGTGACTACTACATTGCCATTGACCTTGCAGGCTTCCAAGATGTAAGCAAGAAGAAAGGTAACACCTCTCGATTAGACCAATCAGCACTATCTATTGTGTGGGTCAATGAGGACGGTTGGTTCGTTGAGGACATCATCTATGGACGGTGGACACTAGACGAGACTGCTGATAAGATCTTCCAAGCGGTAGCTATGTATAAGCCTTTAAGTATAGGTATAGAGAAAGGAATCTCAAAGCAAGCCGTTATGTCTCCTCTCATGGATAGAATGAAGCAACGTAATACTTACTTCAGAGTAGAAGAGCTTACCCACGGTAACCAGAAGAAGACTGACAGGATCATGTGGGCCCTACAGGGGCGTATGGAGCATGGTCGCATTACCTTAAACAAAGCTAAGAAAGAATGGCGTGAGGTCTTCCTAGACCAATTATTCCAGTTCCCTGACCCTTTAACCCACGATGACCTGATTGACTCTTTGGCCTATATAGACCAGCTAGCCAAGGTAACCTACGCAGGTAACTTTGAAGAGTTAGACAACTTTGAAATCTTAGACTCAATTAGCGGATACTAAACTATGAATATTCATTTAGATGATAACAACGAATCAACAGAACCTATGATCATTGAGCAATCGCTTGAGTCGTGGGTAATGGCCAAGGTAGACGATTGGGGCGACTACTACGAGAACAACTATGCCGCCAAACACGCAGAGTACTATCGCTTATGGCGTGGTATCTGGTCAGCTAGTGATAAGACTCGTGGGTCTGAACGCTCACAGATCATTGCTCCTGCCCTACAACAGGCCGTAGAGTCTAACGTAGCTGAGATCGAAGAGGCCACCTTTGGTCGTGGTACTTACTTCGACATCAAAGATAACCTAGGTGACTCAGAGACTGAGGACATCATGTTCCTCCGTAAGAAGCTACACGAAGACTTTGACACAGCTAAGATCCGCAGGGACGTAAGCGAATGCTTAATCAACTCAGCAGTCTTTGGTAACGGTGTAGGTGAGGTCGTCCTTGAAGAGATCATGGAGATGAAGCCTGCTACCGAGAAGGTCATGGATGGCGCTATGGAGGCTGTTGGTGTTAACGTCAGCAAGCGTACCATTGTTCGTCTACGTCCTATCTTACCACAGAACTTCCGTATTGATCCTACAGCAACTAACATTGAAGAAGCCTTAGGCTGTGCTGTAGATGAGTTCGTAGGCACCCACTTAGTAGAACAACTACAAGAGCAAGGTATCTATAAGGATGTTTACATTGGTTCAGCTAGTGAAGACTTCAACTTAGAGCCTGACAACGATCTTACGATACATCAGGATGATAAGACTCGCTTGACTAAGTACTACGGTCTCGTACCGCGTCACTTGCTTGAAGCTGAGCTAGATTATGATCTTGAGGATGAAGACAAAGAAAGCTACTACATTGAAGCTGTAGTCATCATCGCTAACGAAGGTCATCTTCTTAAGGCTGAGCCTAGCCCGTACATGATGAAGGATCGACCTATTGTAGCATTCCCTTGGGATGTAGTGCCTAGTCGCTTCTATGGTCGCGGTGTGTGCGAGAAAGGCTACAACTCACAGAAGGCCCTAGACGCTGAGCTACGTGCTCGTATAGACGCTCTGGCCCTTACAGTACACCCTATGCTTGCTATGGACGCTACACGCATCCCACGCGGCACAAAGCCAGAGATTCGCGCTGGTAAGTTATTATTGACTAACGGTGATCCACGAGAGATCATCAATCCATTCAACTTTGGTAATGTTAGTCAGATTACGTTTGCTCAGGCTTCAGCACTACAGTCGATGGTACAGCAGAGTACAGGTGCTGTTGACTCTTCTGGTGTTGGTGGTCAAATCAATGGAGAAGCTACTGCTGCTGGCATTTCGATGTCTCTAGGTGCAATCATTAAGCGACATAAGCGCACCTTGATTAACTTCCAAGAATCCTTCCTGATACCCTTTGTGGCGAAGGCAGCTTGGCGTTATATGCAGTACGAGCCTGAGCTCTACCCTGTGTCGGACTACAAGTTCAACGCAACGTCTTCCTTAGGCATTGTGGCACGAGAGTACGAAGTAAGTCAGTTGGTGCAGTTGCTCCAGACTATGGGCAAGGATACTCCTTATTACCCTATCATGCTTAAGTCTATCGTAGATAACATGAACGTATCTAACCGTGAAGAGCTTATGGGCTTGATTGATAAGGCCGCTGAACCCTCACCTGAAGCCCAGAAGGCACAAGAAGAGACTAGACAGGCTGAGTTGGCCTTCCAAGCCTCACAAACTGCTGCTCTGGAAGCTCAAGCCGCTGAATCACAAGCACGAGCTAAGAAGTTAGAGACAGAAGCTAAGGCTATACCTCTTGAAATGGAGATTGATCGTATTAAAGCCATCACAACGAACCTTAAAGACGGTGAGAATGATGACAAAGAGTTTGAACGCAGATTAGCAGTAGCAGACCGTATGCTTAAAGACAAAGCTATGGAAATGAACTTCCAAATGAAACAAGGAGCACAACAGAATGGTATCCCAACGCGACCTCAACCTAGTGGTGGAGCAAATCAACAGCAGCTACAGCAGGCTCTTGGAGCAGATAACAGTGCTAGAGGCGCAGGTGGCAGCATTAGAGTCTCCTAGCACAGTTTCTAGTAAAAGTAAAGATAAACCTTGACATAATACCCTAATTATGTTATAATAGTGTATAAAGTGAAATTAAGGAGAACAGTATGCCAGTCCCTATAGTATTAGCAGCGGCAATTGCCCTTGTAGGACGAACAGCAGCTACAGCAGCACTTAAGAAAGGTGGAGAAGCCGCTCTTAAGACTATTGTACGGCAAGGTAAGCAAGCCCAGAAGCTAACTAAACCAGCAACCTCAGGCCAGAAACGTGTCGAAACGGCAGTTAAAGGTCAACGTGCTTATGCCAAAGGCAAAGCTAAAGGTGCTGGTGCTGGTTTAGCTATAGGCGCTGGCGGTGTTAAACTAGCTCAGAAAGATAAGGAAACAAACACGGATACACGTACCAACGCTCGTGATTATCCTGTTTACAAGAAGGGTAGTGATTCCTCTACTGCCTTTAAAACTGCTTTCGGAGCCGCTAAGAAAAAAGGTCAAAAGACTTTCACTTGGGAAGGGCGCAAGTACAAAGTAGAGTCTAAATGACAGATCAAGAGTTAGAAGTTTACTTTAGGGATATGGCTTCACTGTTTAGGATGGAGGGTTGGAAGACTCTCGTTGCAGACTTAAGTGCTAGTATTCCTAATCTTAACTCAGTAGAAGCTACCAAAGATGAGAAAGACCTTTACTTCCGTAAGGGCCAACTTAACATCATTGGTACTCTCCTTAACTTAGAAGAAACAACACGTATAGGTCAAGAGGAGTCTCAGCGCACTGAAGATCCTATAGAGGCTGATTACGCTGATGTTTAAATACTTCGATTACAAGTGTGCCGTAGGGCACGTTAATGAACATATGGTTAAAGGCTCACCAGACACTGTTAAGTGTAAAACGTGTGATGCCTTAGCAACCAGACAACTTTCCTCTCCTCGTTCTTTATTAGATCCCTTCTCTGGCGACTTTGCTGGGGCCACTATTAAGTGGGTTAAGGATCATGAACGCGGTAGAGCAAAAGCAGAGAGAGCCAACCCCTAAACCTAGGAAGCTTTCATTTTTAATCACTCTCCATAATACTAAGGTACGGAGTTTAATATGGCAGCAGTTATCCTCGAAAATGAGGAATTAAGTGAGCGTTTTGATAGCTTAGATGATATGTCTACAGAGTCACAAGTAGCACAGGAAGCCCCACAGGCTAACCCTGAGCCTTCTAATGAACCTGCGGCAATCCCAGACAAGTACAATGGTAAGTCACTTGAAGATGTAGTTAGGATGCACCAAGAAGCTGAAAAGCTATTAGGTCGTCAGTCTTCTGAAGTAGGTGATCTACGTAATGTAGTCGATAGTTATATCAACACACAACTCCACGATC